GCAACAAAACTTGTTGATGATGCTTTTCAATATCTAAGAAGTCAAAATCCTAATGTTCCTGATGCAAAACTAAAGGAAATGTTTAATGATTTAATTACTCCTGATAAAGGAGGAAAAGATTTAACAAATGGATTTTTTAATATTGTTAGTTCTGCAAAAGTTGGTAAACAAAGGCAGGATATTCCAAAAGATATAAGAGCATTGTGGGGTGAGGTGAAAGACCCTAGACAATCATATATTAATACCTATACAAAATTGTCAGAGTTGAAAGCAGAGAATACTTTTGTAAGAGAAATTACAGATAATCTTTTACAGAATAATAAAATTATTTCTAAATCTAATTTACCTGCAGGAGGAGAAGGATTTACTCAATTAAATAATATTCTTTATGATAGAGCATCGTCTATTTTTAGTAGAGAAGCTGCTGAAAAATATTTAAAAAATCCAGTATCAAAAGATTTATATATATCTAATGACTATGCTGACTTTTTAAAAGACAGTACTGCAAACTCTACAATAGAAGGTATTCTAAAATATTGGGGAGCAGCTAAAGGTATTACTCAAGCTGCTAAGACTGTATATAATCCAGCCACTCACGGCAGAAACTTTGTAGGTAATATGATATTTATGGGTGCTAATGGTATGAATCCAATACCTACAAAAAGTAAAGCTGTTCAAGCTACTGCTGCTAGAATTTTAGATTACTCAAATGAAGAGCTTGGAAAGTATATAGGTAAAATGATTGGATATGGTTTAGCTGATAGTAGTATTACCTATGGTATGATTAAAGATAACTTAAAAAGATTTAAAAATGAAAATAGTCTTATTAAAGGATTAAAAGATAAACGAATTTCTAAAGTAGCAGGAACTTTTCAAAGACTATACGAAGGTGAAGACTTTGTATTTAAAGCTACTCATTTTGAGAAAACAAAAGATTATTTAAGGAGAGCTTTTCCAAATAAGTCTATAGATGAAATTGAACAAATGGCGGCACAAAGAACTAGAGATTTATTACCTAATTATAATCTTGTTCCTAAAGCTATTAAATCTTTGAGATACTCACCAATAGGTGACTTTGCTGCATTCCCTGCTGAGTCTATTAGAGTTGCTAAAAATTTATTTAAATATACAATTGATGATTTGCTTTCAGGAAATAAAGCTTTACAATCAGAAGCATTTAAGAGAGCAGCAGGTATGACTGCTTTTGGTGCTGTTCTTCCAGAAGCTATAGAAAACTATACTGCTTCGGCTCAAGGTATTACAGATGAGCAACGTCAGTCTATTGATCTAACTATTCAACCATATCGTAGATTTGGTAATAAAGCTTATCTATCTCCTATCAAAGATAATAAAGCTGGTGGCAAAGAAGTAGATTACATTGCTCTTGGTCCTTTTGATCCTTTTGAACCTCTTAAAATTGCAGTAAAAGGATTGCATGGAACATTGTTGGCTGGAGAAGAATCTGAAATTAATTCTAAACAGAAAGATAAGATTGCTTTAGCTGCAGCAGAACAATTTCTTTCTCCTTTTATGGGTAAATCTATGCTGACAGAAGCTTTACTTAAAGCGGGAGAGGGAAGAGAATATAGTAGAGATCAATTCAATGATCGAACTATGCTTGGTCATCTAGCTAGAATTTTTGATATTCCTGAAAATACGATAACAGTTGGAGCCGCTAACATAGCCTCAACATTTGAACCGGGATTTTTAGCAGAGCTTAGAAGAAGAGACATATATGAAAAGGCTACTGAAAAAGACCCTGATTTAGTTCTATCTAATTATTATACAAGACTACCTGAACCAGATTTAAAAAACTTCCTTGGTTTTGGTACAAGTAAATTTGATATTACAAGTTCGATTAGACAAAATATTAGTCCTCTTGTTAGAGAGATTCAGCAAGGCAGTAGTAAATTTACTGATAGAGCAAGTGAAAGAAATCTACCTAGAAATGTTAATCAGGAACAACTAGAAAAAATGTTTAAAGATGATCTTGTTCAACACTCTGATAAGAGTCTTTTGCTAAAAGGAATATTAAATCTATATGATAGACTTGGTATAGATAATGAACAGATTCGTAGAGGTCTTACAAGATTTGATGCGGAAGGATTTGCAGGGATACCTACGGATAAAATACTTCAAACAGTTCAAAATTCTAGAGATAATTTTTATGTTCCTTTTAATATCAATAAAAATACATTAGCTAGAATATACGGTAATAATACCAACATTGATTTACGAAGAATATTTGAAATTCAAGATAGTGTATATGGAACGAGATTGGAATAAGATGGAACTAGATGTAAGAATGATAGTTCAGATTGGGGCGGTCATTGCTTCATTAGCTGGTGCATGGGGGTTGGTTCGATCTCAGGTGGCAACTCTTAAACAACGACAGGACGAACAAACAAAATATCTTGATGAGTTGAATAGAGAATTAGATGCAGTAGAAAACTCAGTTTCTGTTCTGCGTCAACAGATAGCCGTTCTAAATAATATATTAAGTCCTAGTAATTTAGAGGAACAGAATAGATGGAGGGGTTCAATTTCTGAAAGAATAAAAAAAGCAGAAGTAGAGATTACCTCTCTACATAAGATGCACAACGGAAGACATCCTAAAATAGAAACTTAAAATAAAAATTTAACAAGGTTAATATAAGGAAATAACATGACCACACCCCCATCAGTTACAAAATTAGGAAGACATGAACCATTTGAATTACAGGTGGTGCGTAATCAAATAGAAAACCATAAAACGGTTTTTAAGTTTGGATTTAATCCAGACGTAAATAGTTCAGAAGAAACTATCTGGGATGTAGGTGGTATTTACGCCTATCCTAGTTCTGCCGTTGCTATGACTGTAACAACAGATGCCGGTACACCAGCAAACGATAATGGTGTAAAGGTAATAGTCTTTGGTTTGGATGAAGATTACAACGAAGTTAATGACGAAGTAACTCTTGCTGGGGCTGGTACAGCCACTACAACACAGACATTTCTTCGGGTATTTCGTGCTTATGTTAGCGGATCACAAGCACCGACAGGCAACCTTAACATCACCAACGGTGGGACGACATATGCTCGTATTACTCTTGGTGAGAATCAGACGCTGATGGCTCTGTGGACTGTTCCTGCTGGGTACACAGGATTTTTAGATCATGTAAACATTGCTACTGGTACGACTAACGCTAACCAGTACGTCACTGCTCAAATTGTCCAACGTACACAGGGCGGTGTGTTTCGAGTTATGATGAAACAGACCCTTGGTTCAGGCGGTGTTGCAGATTTTATTCTACGTTATCCTATTGAAGTATCTGAAAAAACAGACCTAGAAGTAAGAGCAGAATCTTCTGGATCAAACAACCTTATTTCTGCAAACTTTTCTATAGTTTATGTTAAGAATGAGTCTTAATAATACCAAAATGCTCTGTAAGCCCGTATAAGCCTCACTGGTAGATTTAGGGATTGTTCTGGTGGGTAGGTAGCCGAGGCTGTCTTTACCCCTACTCAGTGGTCAACGTAGGGAGTTATTTTTCTGTTATCAGTCAAATTTACAACGCTTTACCATCTCATCGACCTGTTCTTTGCCAAGAACCTCCAAAGCAGAGACAATAAGATTAATTAATTCTTCCTTACTTATATTCTTTCCTTCTTCTACTTTGTTACCTCTAACTCTAGACAGAAGTTCTAGTGCTTTGATGGCACTGTTGGTGTGTCCATTTGTTTTAGCAAAGGTATATTGATCTTCAATCTCTGCTACAACATCCACACTGGTCTTGAGTTCTCTGGATAGCTCTTCAATTCTTTCTACAATAAGATCATTCTGTAGAAGACGGTATCCTTGATTATATGCTGACCGATCAGAATAACCTGCACTCTTAGCTGCATCCGTAGCATTGTTGTTTAGTACATATGCTTGTGCAAATTTTTCCTGCTTCTCTGTCAGCACTACTCTATTCCTCCTACCGTCTTGCGAACAATGTCTTCGCTAATCCCATTTAAATAATATACCTCTAAAGCTTCAACAGGTTCTTCCTTTGTAAAGAATCTATGATACTCATTAGGTTTAACTGAGGTAAACTGTCCATCGTGTAACGGTGTTACATCTACTAGATCATAATCATTCTTTTGAACTTCAATAAATAGATTGCCCTTTACAACATAAAACATATTCCATTTATATTCATGTTTATGGAGAGAGCAGAAAGCATTTTTATTTATTTTTATTCTGTGTACCTCAATCATAGAGGTAACTAGAAGAGGCTCTGTCGATCCCCAAACCTTTCCCATAATCATATATCAATCCTTTTTCTTTTTAGAAATTCTCTGATCTACTAGTCATAAGTTTAAAATCTTTTCATAAGGTTGTAGTTTGTTTGTATCTGATATGCTCCATAACTTAGAAACCAGAGTTCCTTCTCCGTAAAAGTTGATGTTTAAATTAACATCTTCTTTTTCAAAAAGCTTTTCACAATCTTGTGCCATCGCTAGAAGTTCTCCCGTTGTCCAGAAGCTTTCGTCATCGACACCCACCTTCAGATATTTAGGTTTACCCTCTTCGGTAACTTCTTTCTTTTCCTCTTCGGAAGGTTCAGGCATAGAGCAATCGTATCCAAACAAGTGAAATTCTCTAAATCCTAGAGTGTGCATAATGCCAATAGACCGCATAGCAGCACAGGTTCCACCAATAATCATGGTTGCTCCCTCTTTAATACCCAAGTTCTCGTCAACCTTAACTGAACCATCTATAACTTTTTCTTGAATATTTTCTTGCAGTGCATTGGTGTATGCATGCCATCCTACAATGTTAGATGTTTTCTTTCGTAGTAAATCTACCACAGATGGATCGGTCATAGATGCAGTCATGAACAAAGTTTTGTCATCAATAGTTTTAAACAAATCTTTTCTAACGACACCATGTGTACTAACGCCAGAGATTGGGCGGGGGTCGAGAATGACACAGGCAAATGGTTGAATTTTATTCTTTAGCAGATCAGGATACGAATGCTTTACACATACAACCTTTGCTCTATTCTTTCCTACATTTTTGATAGTCTGCTTAACCTTCTTCCAATCAGTACTTTTACCGCCTGAGATAATAATAGCCACATCATTATTTGCTTTTGCTTTTGTAATCCAAGTATCAATAACAGATGTATTCTTTTTAACATTATTAAGAATATCTTCTTTAGGCATACAGTCTCTTGGCTGCACCACAATAGGTGCTCGGCTAAACTCAACAGGTAGATCAGGCAGATCGTCATCTGTTAGCACCACTGCTAAATGAGTTATACCTCCTTCAACAATTCTATCAGAGGATGGTAGAACCTTTTTTCTCTTCTCTACCTTTTCTATAATTTTATTAACGCCATAGAACTCTTCACCGGGATCATTACCGTTAGGGTCTTTAGAAACAAAGTCATCAAAGACTACCACACTACTTTCTTTCAGCATGTCATAATCATGATTAACGGTATCTTCTGAATGACCACCATCAATGTAAGCAAAGTCTACTTTCTTTTGCTGTAGTGTGTGCTTTGTATCTCCCTTGAACAATTCAAAATTAAATGTTCTACCTTTTGATTTACAATCTTTCTGGTATTGATTCAGCCTATCTTCAACTGCAGCAAATAGATTGTGCTGCTTGCTGTTTAGCTCCTTCTCGTCAAGCTCAGTTGTTGCATCTTCAAACAAATCATAACCATAGTACGTTACTTCATCAGAAGATTTGAATGCAATCTCGGCCATCTGAATAGCTCTACCGCCATTCCATGTACCTGTCTCCGCAATTGTTTTGGGCTTATAGTGATCCACCAACTGTAGCAGTTGTCCATATCGTTTAGGACCATTGACATCGGGAGCAACTGTCTGTGAAATATTTCTCTTCTTATTACCTTTATAATGTTTTACATATTTCGACAGAGGGAATAAATCAAAAGCCTGATCTCCGTTGATCGGGTCTTTAATATCTGCATTGCCTGTCCAATCCATAAACTTCAGACCGTGAGCCTTGTAGATAATAAGCAGACGCTCGAAAAGAAAACCGTCATGCCATTCTCTATAATTTAAAACCTCTCCAGTAATATAAGCACCCACAAGATCGCCAATAAACTCTAGAGAAACTTCACTGTTTAGATTAAAACCAATGAACGATGTTTCACTATATGTAAAATTCTTTCTTCCTAGATGTACCAAATCTACATCTGGTAGTGCTTCTAGAAAAGATGTTTTAGATAAGTCTTTATGTGTGGTAGTATCTGCATCTAGCCACACAAGCCAATCAGGTGAGTAGCCTTCCTTATCGGCTTTTGACTTTCTTTCAAAGGCACAATCAGCTATTGCAAATACTTTGTGACAAAACTTAATAGCGTCTGTACGCCAGTTGTATTGCTTTGTCTCAGGAGACATGCCATTAAACTTTTTATATGTATCTCTAAATTGATTTAATTCTTCTAGATCATTTAGATTTCTAAATTCAATGTTCTCATTATCTGGTAACTTCTTTGTGTTGATATCAAAGTCATGATAATAAGCAATCAATTTAATTGATGGCTCCCAGTGTTCAGCGGCAGTGAATACCATCTTCTCTGCATAGTCATGCCAGCCCTGCTCTGAGAAGGAGGTAACGACTGTTACTGTTCTTAAATTACTCATAAGTTTTGTTCCACTTTATTGTTTTAGTTTTTCCTATCACTTCGTCTATCTCAATAGCATCTCTAAAGTTTGTCCATTCCAAAGCATACTTTGCATCAATTAGTCTTTGAGGTTTCCATCCGGGGAACCAAGGCCCACCTGTAGTGAAGTGAACATTCTTTGCTTCAATCTCATGATGTGAATGTCCATCCAACCAATTCCATTCTTCGGGAATATCACCAATCAAATCATTGGATAGCCATTGAAAGTTATGTAGGTAGTATCCTGTTTTTAAATTAACATCATCAACGGTCAAATTTTGGTGGGCTTCATGCTCACAGTTCCAAAGAACAAAGCTCGACCAGTTCTTTCTATTATACTGTGTTTGAACTTGATCGTCCATCTTTGTTTTAGCCGTTGGATTATAATTGTGTTTAACGCACCATATAGCTTTATCTTCTCTATAAGCGTAATCAAATACCTCTATGATATCTGATCTAACCATCATATCACAATCCATAAAAAGAGCAAGCCCCTTCAGATTATTTACAAAAGGAACTAGAAATCTTGTAAAGGAAAACTCTGTAGAGAACGGTTTATTGTCCTGTGTATCTAATCTAACGCTGTTCTCTAATTTAAATGATCTTCTAAAGAAGTTGATGCGTCGAAGGGTGGATTGATCTAGAGCCACTACACTGATAGGCTCTGAGGCAGTATCCAATATAGACTCTCTTAATACTTCATACGCTTGGTGTTCCTTATTGTCATACCCTATATACACTGTAGGGATATTGCTCATTTACCCTGCCCTCTGTATCTTTTCCAATTTCTTTTTTTATGTTTGTTAGTTGGTTTACAGTTTGTGGAATGACCTATCGAAGTTCTCATATGTCTGTCGGTATCTATCTTGGTTGATAGGCCAATAGTTTTTGTAGATGCCATTAAATAATCCTTATAAATAAAAAGAGCCACCACACACTGGGTGCAGTGGCTCGTTAGTTTAATTAATATTAATTGTTTTAGCTTGTTCTTCTAACGGAACAATAACATCAATGGTGATTCTTAACACCCCATCAACATAATCACAATTAGATATCTCTGTGTTGTCAGACAAAAGAAACTCTCTTTTGAATTGACGCTTTCCAATTTTTTGCACAACTGTAACGGCATGGTTGCTCTCATCTGAGGGTTCAGATCGGCCAGATACAATAAGAACATTTTCTTTTTGTTCTACCTTAAGCTCTTCCTTTTTAAATCCAGCTAAAGCCAGTTCAATTGTAACTTGTTCTTGAACATTATCGGCCACACCTAACCCCAATTCTTGGATAGAATTTTTATCCATCTTCGTAACATTGTAAGGGGGATAAGACGATTGATTAGACATGTGAATACTATTCAAAGTATAGTCATGAATGTTATCAAACAGCCTGTCTAGACCAACTGCATTGGTTCTGATTTTATTAAAATGATTGTTTAAATCCATATAAAATTTCTCAATACTCATTTTACTTCCTTTCTTTAAGCAAAGTTAATGTGCTACCAATCTTTAGTTAAGAATGGGTAGCTTTCCACAGTATAATCTTCCCACTTAGAAAGAGCATATTCTTTTGCCTCTTCTTCAGTTGGAAAGAGCAAGGGACCAACATTCTCGTGTGATCCCTTTGGATCATAGTCTAATAGCCAACTATATCTAGAACCTACTTTTCTTTTAATACCATACATTATATACACACTTTTATAGTTATGTCAAGTATTTATTTGGCACTCTCGGCAGGACTCGAACCCGCAACCTACAGATTAGAAATCTGTTGCTCTATCCAATTGAGCTACGAGAGTTAAACTCCACACACTCCTCCTGTGCCAGCTATCTCACAGATATCATGTGTTTGAATATTCTCTTCAAACTCTTCGCCAAGTTTATCTACAGCTTCTTTGTAAGGCACAACGGTTAGAGGTTGACCTCCTCTACTACCATCAGGAAAGCAAGTGAACCCTCTCAACCTGTGTGCATACTTAGCAAGAGTATTTGCAAAAGGAACAACGAGGTCTTCGTTATTTCCTTTTGATCCCCAAGCGGGTAGATTAATTGTGCTGGAGATTGACATGTCAACATACTCTTGAATGTTTGCTTGGAATGAAAGCCTACGCTCATAGTCTGTAGCCAAGTCCATAGCCGATTCAATCGAATCAGGATCAGCCCCATAAAGATCAATCATTTCTTGAGCGGCACTGTCTACAACATACTGATAATGCCATCTACGGTTCTTGAGATACCTACGTTTATAGGCTACAGCAAAGATAGGTTCAACACCAGTTGAGGTTCCAGCAATGATGCCGATAGTTCCTGTTGGTGCTACTGCTCGTTTAGCCACAGGTCGAGAGATTCCTAACTGATCAGAGAAACTATCCGAAACTCTATCAGACTCAGACTTATAAATCTTTAGCCAACGATGCATCTCTTCTGTTGTTTCATATCGGCTTCCTCTTTGGATCAACCACTCATGTAATCCCATCAATCCCAGACCAAGCCTACGATTCTTTTCCCTTGTTTTATAAACTTTATGGTAAGGCAGTTGCGCTCTCAATGTACCACAAATAAGAAACTTGGTTGCTAGTTCAACGACATTTCGTAACTGAGAAACATCAGCAATCCTAGCAAAGTTAAGGCTTCCCAAATTGCAAACATCGGAATCATCACCGCCATCAGGAGCATTGTGGTTGTTTGCTGTAACTTCTGTACAAGCATTTCTAAGTGTTTCATTTTCTTTCTCAAAAAAGTTAAAACTAAATCCCGGTTCGGCAGTGGACAGAGCTTGTCTGACATTGCTCAGAAATACATCTCCTACCTCTCCAGTTTCCCAATAGTTCAACAACCATTCAGTATCATAGTTTACACTGATGTTTGTCATATCAAGAGGAGCAGGAAAATTAAAGTCATGTTGCTTTACATCAAACAGGGATTGTCCTGTGTTTCCGATAGGCATATCTTTCCAGTTCTTAGAAAGAAGAAACTTACCAATGTCTTCATGCTTCCAATTTAAACTAGCATAGATAGCAGAGCGACGACTACCACCCTGCATAACCCTTCGACCAATCTCATTGATCATCTGCATCTTAGGCAAAGGACCACTAGCAATACCACCAGTACCTCCTAGCTCCTTACCCTCCGCTCTATACACAGAGTAGTCTGCCCCAATACCACCTCCTGTCATTAGACATGACTCTGCTTTCCATGAAAGGTTAGCCCAATCTTCTCTGGTATCTTCTTCACAGTCTAATAGGTAACAATTATTAAAAAACTTTTTATCTCTACCAGCATAGTAAAGGTAACGTCCTCCCGGTATAAATCGAAGCTCTGCTATATGACTAATCAATTCATCCTTTTCAGACTTCCTAAGATTTTCCTGACATACATCCTCTACAAGAGTAGCAGCAAGCTCATGCATTGTCTCTGCTCCCTTGTGGGCATACTTTGTATAAAAAATAACTTCTGAAAACTTAGATCGAAACTGTGGATTTTTATTAGACTTAAACATAGGTGCTATTTCCCCTCATCTGGATAATCAAATTCTAAAATCATTTCTGCATACTGAATAATCTTTTTAATATCTTCTGCCCCTCCCTTAGATTTGTGTCGAGTAATGTACTTAATAATATTACCTTCAAAGAAACTTAGTCCATTAGCAGAAATATATTCTGCCGGTTGAATCTTGAAGTTTCGATAGTGATTACCACCAACCTGTGAATCAAGACTTTTATCAGAACTCATAACTTACTCCTATTGGTTATGCAATAAGAAACTCATATGCTTTCGTAGTTTGCTTTTGTTTTTACTTTCCAAAAGACGAAAAGCAAAACCCCTTACCCTGCTAGCATTAACATTAGCAAGATCACACACTGTCTCAAAATTGTCAATGGTTGAAACAACAGAAGAGAAGAACCATGCAACGGCCTCCTCTTTTTCTTTAGAAGATTTATCTTGGCACACATCAATCAGTGCTTGAATGATAACACCGTTGAATAATGCAATATAAGGATTTTCAGACTTGTCTACAATTTTATCCTCTAATATATCTTCAAGTTCGTCATCCGTGTAATTTAAAAAAATATTCTGCATCTACTACTGCCAAAGGTTTTTTATTATTCTTTTTTATAATTAACAATGGCTCATGCTTGCCAGAGTTATCTTGTGATTGTGTGTATGCATTCCAAACATTTAACTTTTCTTGGTTCTTACATTCTATAGAGTAGGGAAACTTTTGTCGAGCAGCTTTTGCCATAATCAAATCTTCTCCACCAGCACCCATACTCCTGCTCTCTATATCTTCATCTGATATATCTAAAACTTTTATTAGTGTATCTCTTACCCATTGCTGTAAACGTCTACCCTTTGCTTTAGCACTTTGGGTTTTCATTTAATTTCCTCGACCTTAGGTTCTAAGTGAACTTCTGTGAGATATACGATCCCGTTGTTATAATTAAACTTACGAAGTCCACCACCGCCGTTGCTATCAGCCCAGCAAGTATACTTAAAAGAACAATAGCGGCAAGCAGTACATAACTGACGATTGCCAGACTTACCATAAGGAACATCCCCATAGCATTTAGGGGGGGTTTTATCTTTATCCAAGTATTCTTTAACAGTTTTGATTTTACTTTGAACATCATGTAATTCCATAGAATGAACATCTAGTAGGGCCAACTCTCCTGACTGTTTATCTATAGCAAGAAATGCTCCCTCTGTGTCTCCCTCACCTTTTAAATATCCTGATAGCTGGCTGATGTATCCAAATGGATCATCGTCACAGAGTGTACGCTCCTTAAACTTTTTAAATCCATAGACAGATGCACTCTTAACATCCACAGTCACTCCATCAATTCTACAATCCTTATGCCCTACCACACCATCAATCACAACTTCTTTTTGTTGCTCTGTTACCTCATGGCCAGAAGCATAACATAAAAATAGAACAAGCTCTTCCAACACATGACCATATAGAAATCTAATCTGATCATAGGGCTGCATCTCATCCACTCTCGGCACTTCTTTTAGATCATACCAAAGCTGACGTAGGGGTTTACCAATGTTAGATATTCTTAGATATGGTTTTCTATTTGTTCTATCTTCTTTAATAGAATTAATTAAATGACCGGCTATATTTTTACCGGCCTCTTCTGCAAACTTCTCCAACTCTTCGTCGGTTCTAGGAGAATCATTGCCGTCTTGTAAGACTTCATAAACATCTTGAATAAGTGAAGAAAGTTTTTTCATTATAAAATAGAGGGGAGAAGAACTTGGAAGTTATAGTCTCCTCCCCTCACTCCTCTAGTTATGCAGGGAACGGTACATCATCGGAGGCAGGTGCAACATAACCTCCTTTAATAGAATCGAAAGAAGAACTTTGAGGTGAGTACTCAACCAAGTCAACAACTTGGATGGCACATAGATCACCACCTCGACCCTTTCGATTTCCCCACGACCAATCGTAGGGACGGAATTTAACTGTGACCAACGAACCATTCCCAATGTAGGTATCATTCATGGGTGTATTTTGGGAATCAACAACTGTCGGACGTTGGTTCATGCTTCCATCCTTTCGACGGACCTTTCGCTTTAACTTAATAAAGTCTCCTTTTTCATCGCCAACATTCTTAATCTCAAGACCACTCTCTTCAAAGACTGCTTTAGCAGTATCATCCAATTGTGATAGGGTACACTCCCAAACACCGTCTTCTTCAAACTTTGTGTTCGGAGCGACGATTGATGTCCAGTAAGCAACTCCAGTAGCATATTTATAATCTTCAGTCATAATTTAATTTCTCCTTAATGTAATGTTAATTTAAGCTACCGCTTCTTCAACAAGACGATAGCGAGTGTATTTAGAACCATCTTCAGCCTTAGCTTTTATTGTCTCAATATCATGACCCAAGTCACGAAGGTCAGAGATAGTAGCAGTCAGGTTTTCACATAGCCCCAACTGAATTGCAGTCTTAC